TTCCGGTTTGATCATGGAGGTTTTACAAGCGGCCGGATTGGAAAAACGCGGAACCGACAAAACGGCGCACGACCTTTTCAACACATACGCAAATTATATCGTGCATGAACCATATGCCGGTTGTTTGTTGTTCGTCATTTCCAACCAAACGTCGATGGCAAAACACATCGGCATTTTCACACACGACCATTTCGTGACGCACGCCGGAGGCGGAGGCGCCGCAACCGATTCCATCGCCGACGCAATCAAACACAATGCATATGTGCGAACCGATCCAATGGAACATTTCGGATCAAACGTGTTGTTTGTTGATCCGTTTTTGTCAATTGGAGGTTGAAAACATGGCAATCAACGACATTCCCGAAAATCCGGATTTATACATAAAAACATTTGTGACGCGGAATTATGACCGATGATCAAATGTCGGAATTAGTCGCGCAAATACCAATTATCGCAAAACGCGTCGGCCGCATGGTCGATCACAAATTGCCGGAATTCGACGATTTGCAATCCGAAATCATTTGCGATTCATTGAAATTTATTCAATCCGACAAATTCAGGGGCGACGCATCGATCGCAACGGTCGTTTTCACCATCATGCGGCGCCGCGTTTACGACTATTATCGGCGCAATTATAAACTGATAAACGGCCACGAATATTTGACGTTGATGGAACCAAAACCGATCGAACCGGATGTTTTGTTGGACATGCAACGGAAAATCGATTTTGCAATTTCGCACATTTCGGAATTGCCGCCAATCAAACGCGACATAATCGAAAAGGTGTATTGCCAAGGGATTTCGGTTGTTGATGCGGCCGCACAAATTGGGATCACGGAACGATCCGCAAACCATCATATTCGAAACGGTTTGTCACAATTGCGAAAAATAGTTTTGGCGCGTTGGAACGACCAATAGAATTGGAGGCGTCGAAATAATGAATTTAAAAATCATATTGGAAATCACGATTGAATTATTCAAGGTCGGTCGATCCATGTATGCGGCATATAAAAACGCGCAAACCGAAAAAGAAAAACAAAAATTGTCCGACGCATTGAAATCGCATGATTTGGCGAAAATCAATGAAATTTTACGCAAGTAAACCAACCATGCGCGCCAATGTGCGTTCGCCTCTTAAACGGCGCCACACGGCCAAATTCGGCGTGTTTACGGTCGGCGCCATCCTGATTTTGGCAAACATGTCGTGTTTCATGCCGAATCCGGCGTTGACACCGGTTCAAGATGTGTTGCAACCGGCCGCATCCGTGCGCGTTGTCGGATTCACAATTGCCGGTGAACACATGCGGATCGGCGACGGCGAACACGACATCGCGGTTTGTGCGGATGGCGACGTGATCGTGACGCAAGATTTCATTTTGTGGGTCGAATCCCTGAAAATTGAAATCAAGGAATTGCGGAGGCGGACGCAATGACTCCGGATCAAATTGCCGCGTTGGAGGCGGCGACCAAAATGCCGGTTTGGGGTTGGGCGGTTTTGGGCGTTGCGTTAATTTCCGCGTTTTTGGTTGTAATCGATAAAACCGGATATTATTTGAAACGCAAACGCACGGTGCATTTCGCCAACGGCGACACGGTGAAAAAGGATGATTTGGTCGATGCGTTCGAATCGGCCATCAAAAAATATGAGCGCAACGGCGGAACGAAAATCGTTCCTGGCCGTGGCGACATTTGCATCAATCACGGCGAACGTTTATCGGCCGTTGAAACGCATTGCGAAACGGCGGCACGATCGTTGCGTGACATCAACCGAAAATTGGACAATCTAATTTCAAGATAATAAATTGCGGAGGGCGCAATGCACGTCGGTTCCATTTCATCGTTGATTTATCGAAAACCGTGGATCGTTCCGCATGCGATCCCATATTTGGAATCAATCATCCGGCCGCACCACAATGTTTTGGAATTCGGTTCCGGCGGTTCAACGTTGTGGTTTGCGGATCACGCGTTGGCCGTGGAGTCGATCGAACATTCGCGCGTTTGGCGAAATCGCGTGGCGGCCGCAATGACCGGCGACGATGACAAAAAAATCGAATTGCGATTGATCCCGAATTATTGCAAACACGACGAAATTAAATTGCGGCGGAAATATGACGTGATTTTCATCGATGGAATACACCGGCGGCAATGTTTCAAGGCGTCGATTGATCGGTTGGCCGACGGCGGAATTTTAATTGTCGACAATTCCAACCGCGACGAAATCAAACCGATCCGCGATTCGTTGCGATGGCCGACAACGGCGTTTCGCGATGGCGGATGGTCAACGACATTTTGGTTTAAACCGAGGAATTGACCACAACATATTGTGTGGAAACGCCATTTTTTCAGCTCGTTTTTACACAACATATTGTGGTTGGAGGAATTGAAATGAACGACGAGCCACAATTGGAATTCATGGTCGACATCGATCAATGTGAATTATGGGATAAAAATCCGCGCGCCATCATGGGCGATGATTACGAGGATTTGAAATACAAATTGAAACGCCTTGGTCAATTCAAACCGTCGTTGGCATTTCAGGATTTACGAAAGGGAAAATGGATCATATTGGGCGGAAACATGCGGTTGGTTGCCATGCGCGAATTGGGATTCAAGCGGATTCGGATCGCGCCGCAATTCCCGAAAAACGAGGCGCACAAATTGGAATTGGCCTTGGCCGACAACGACCGTTCCGGCATGTACGATGAGGATCAATTGGCCGAATTGTTGCACAAACACAAACGGCACATTGAATTGAAACGGTACAAAATCGACCTTGGCAAACCGATTTCGATCGAATCCCTGGCGAAACGTTATGGCGACGTAAACACCGACAAACCGGAAATCGAATTGTCGCGGATTTATGAAATCATAATCGAATGTGAATCGGCCGAAATCCAACGCGAAATATTCGACAAATTAAAGGCCGACGGCATGAAGGTTCGCCGCCAAACATTGTGATTCCACGACAAATCAATCGAGGGACAAATGCCGCGCAAGGAAATCGAAATCGATTCGGAACAAATCGAGGCGTTGGCGTCATACGGTTGCAACGTTCGCGAAATGGCGGATTTTTTCAAATGCGACGAATCCACAATTCGAAAACGTTTCAAGGCGGAAATCGCGGCCGGAATATCCGACGGAAAAATCAGGTTACGGCAAAAACAATTCGACATCGCAATGGCCGGAAATGTATCAATGTTGATTTGGTTGGGAAAACAAATGTTGGGTCAATCCGATCGGATGGAAATGGACAACACGCACGATTTCGCCGATGGCGATTTCAAAATTGAAATTGTACGAACCGGCGGCGAAAACGGCGGAAAAACAAAAAAGAAAAACGGCGGCGGCAACGGTTCGGATGGATGAAAATCCGTGTTTCGGATTCGTTTTTTCCATTGTTGAAAAACACCGCGCGATATTTGATCATGTTCGGAGGCGGCGGTTCCGGCAAATCTGAATTCGCCGGTCGAAAGGTATTTTATCGATGCATAAACGAGGGCGGCCATCGGTTTTTGATTATGCGCAAAATCCGCAACCGGTTGGGCGGATCGGTGATCCGTGTTATGACGTCGATTTTGAACGAAAACCACGTTGCATATAAATTCAACCAATCGGATCGCGTGATCACGTTTCGGTCGCGGCGGAACGGCAAATTGAACGAATTGTTGTTCGACGGCCTTGACGATCCAGAAAAAATCAAATCGATCAAGGATATTACAAACGTTTGGTTGGAGGAAACAACCGAATTCACCGAACGCGATTTCGAACAAATCAATTTGCGGTTGCGCGGCGAAACGCCGTTTTACAAACAAATTATGATGACGTTTAATCCGGATGAATCGGTCGGCAAATGGTTGAAAAACATGTTTGGCGTGACGCCAGGGAACGGCAAACGGCGCGGATCATTCGTGCATCAATCGACAATCGCCGACAATCCGATCGACGTTGTGCGCGCGGAATACACCGACATTTTGGATGAATTGACCGATCCGACCATGCGCGACATTTACCGTTTCGGATTATGGGCGAAACCGGCCGGTCAAATATTCGATTGGCCGGTGGTGCAATTGCCGGAATTTATGCGGTTCGACGAAATTTGGTACGGTTTGGATTTTGGTTTTTCCGTCGATCCGGCCGCGTTGGTCAAGATATACCGAAAAGCGGATCACGTTTGGTTGCAAACGTTGATATATGAAACCAAATTGACGAACGATCAATTGGCCGAAAAAATCATCGATTCCGGTTACGAATATCCGGCCGAAATTTATGCGGATTCGGCGGAACCGAAATCGATTGCGGAAATTGCCGCATACCGTGGCGCCGGAGGGGAAAAAATCAACATCAAACCGGCGGCCAAGGGCGCCGACTCCGTGCGTGCCGGTTTGAAATTCATGGCCGGTTTAAAAATCCACATAATCGACACGCCGGATGAATTGACGTGCGATCCGTTGGAGGATGAAACCGCATCATACAAATGGAAAACCGATAAAAACGGCGAAACATTATCGGTTCCGGTCGATCGCGAAAATCATGCGGTCGACGGTTCGCGTTATGGTTTATTTACGCATTTAAAGGCGCGGCGGCGCGGTTATGTGTCGGCGTCGACCAATTTTTATGACAACATCGACATTTAAACGAGGTCAAAATGGCAATATTCGAAAAAGGATTTTTAAAACCGGTGTTTGGCGATGCGGTTGAAAATGCACGCCGATTGAAAACGTTGGAACGGCAAAATCGCGGATTGCAATTGAAAATTCAGGAAATGGCAAAACGCAACATCCTGGCGTTTACCGATGAGGATGATTTGGACGCCTCCGGAAAACCACGCGGCAACACGTACAATTCATATGATGCGGCATTGTCCGCCATCAATTCAAAATACACCGCCACGGCGAAATGGGGCGTTTTACAAGTCGGAAACATCGTCGATTTACGCGCCGCGTTCATTATGGGCCAAGGGCCGGAGGTTGTCGCCGATCCTGGCGCGCAACGTGAATTGGATTTCGTGAACGCGTTGTTCGAATATAACTATTTGGACAAATACGCCGCCCAGGAATTCGCCAAGGAATCCGAATTGGAGGGGAAAATATTATTGCGGTTGGGATTTGAGAAAAACGACGAAATGATTTCCGTTCGGTTTGTTTCGTATTTGGACAAAAAATATTCAATCGAAACGGCGCCGAACGATTATTTGGATTATAAATTTGCCACATGGACGCCGGACAATGAAACGGAACCGGTGAAATTAAATAAACCGGAATTTGTATATGCGAAATTCGGCGGCCGCGTTTACGATCCAAATGCGGCCACGGCCAAAACCATGAAATGTTTGACGCAAATTGACCGACTCGACAAGGCGTTGTTTGATTTGCGGAAAATCGACCGGTTGTTTGCGTCGCCGACGCCGCACGTCGAATGTTTGGAACACACCGAGGCGGAACAAATAAACGACGACGTGAAGGAATTAAATTGGAGGATCGGAAAATTTTTCGCACACACCGGAAAATTTGAATTCGCCACGCCTCCGATGCACGGCGCCGAAACGTTGATCAAGGAAATCACGTTAAATTCAAAAATCATTTCCGGAACAACCGGCGTGCCGGTTCATTTCCTGGGATTTCCCGAATTGTTGTCGAACCGGTCAACGTCGCGCGACATGGTTTCCGGTTTGGCGGCCGCGACATCGCGCGAACGCGAAACGTGGAAATCGGTTTTGGAACAAACCGCACGCAAGGCGATGGAAATGGCCAACGAAAAAATGTTTGGCCAAATGTCGGATTCGAGGAAATTGCGGCCGGAAAAAATATCGATCGAAATTTCCCTTGAAACCGAATCGGCGTGGGAACATTTGCGCGACGTGATGATTCCATTGGCCTTGGCCGACAAAATTTCCAACGAATTGTGGTTGGGGATGATCCCTGGCGTTGACATCGACGCCGAAAAAAAACGCATGGCCAAGGTTGCCGAGGATCGCGAAAAATCAATGCAAACGGAAATGGAACGAATACAAGGTGAATTGGAGGCCGAAAGGAACCGGTCGACCAACGCCGACGTTCCGACCGAATAAAAAAACGGAGGGCGCAAAATGGCAAAAAAAAAGATGATCACAACCGACGATTTGGTTGATCACAAAACCGTTGTTCCGCCGACCGGCGGCGTTGTCGTCATGGATGAAAACACGCAACCAAAGGATTTTGATTGGAAAAAAATGGAGGCGGATCAAAAAAAACGCAAGGCCGACGTTGCGGAAAACAAACCAACCACGACAAATAAATGATGAAATGAAATTCCTTGCGCATGTTCACGAAATGGCGGCCGATGAAATCCGCCAAATTGTTCCGGATTCGGTGATTGAAACGATCAAGCGCACCGATCCCGAACCATTGTTCCGCGCATACGTCGTTGGGCATGAAGGCGTTTCGCGCGGCATGGCCGTCGATTTCGGAATCAACGTGGTCAAACGTTGGATGAAAACGGCGATCAAAAAATTGTCGGATTTAATGTCGCCAGGATTGCCGGTATATCATGGACATTCGACCGAGGAAACCGGCCGCGTGGCGATCGGCGAAATTGTCGGCCGCACATTAAAAACAATCAAAAATAAATTGTCGGTCGTGGCCGTGGCGTACATCAAACCGGATTTCCGATTGGTGCCGTTGGATGTGGCATCGATCGAGGCCGACATTGTATTGCAGGGCGATGGCGGCGACGGCGTTTATGACGTCGATGTTCAACGTGTGACCGGCGTTGCGTTGGGAAATTCGGACGTGTCAACGCCAGGATTCGCAAACGCGACATTATTGACACAATTGCACGCGTTCGTCGAAACGATCCAACGCGGCGATTCGAAACGGTACGAATTGGCATATTCACGTGATGGCCAATTGCGGAAATTTAAATTGGAGGGCGAAAAATGATGAACAAAACGATCCGGATTCATTGTTTTCCGGAACCGATCACGGTTGCGGAAATCAAGGCCGTGATTTCAGAAAACGGAATTAAACCGTCGGATTTATTCGGCATGTCGGATTTGGTTTCCGATCCGGTGGTGACCGGTTATGTGGCCGACGAAAAGAAAAACGCATCCGCCGGTGTGTTTGCGAATTTGAAACGCACCGACAAAAAATTCGACGAGGAAAAAGAGGCGTGGACAAAACGCGAAAAGGAATTGACCGACGAAAACATGAAATTGAAACGCGACAACGCGAAATTGGGCGTCGGCAACCTTTTCAACAAGGCGATCACGTCGCGTAAACTCGACGAAAAACAAAAAAAATACATCGAGGCGCGAATCCCAAAATTCGACGTTTCCGATCCTGAAAAAATCGAGGATGAATTCAACACGTTTTTGGATGATCAAATCGAAACATTCAAAACCGACGCATCCGTTTTCGGGGTCGACATCGGAGGCGGTGACGGCGGCGAACCGAAAGGCGGCGAACCGTCAAACCAGGGAAACGCGACCGGCGACGACATATTCACGAAACCGTTGGATTGACGGTTTGCGACAACGGCCGTTTTGTGCGGTAACAAAAAAACCAAAATTTAAAAGGGAAAAAAATGCCAAATCTATTCAGAACATCAACACCAATGGGCGATTGGCGATCCTTTGATTTTACGTGCGACGTGTCGGGCGGATGTGAATCCGGCCAGTTGAAATTATACAACGACACGGTTGGCGTCATTTTCGAGGACGTCGATTTTGGGGAAACGGCCGTGATGGTTTACCACATCGAAAAGGTCGTTTTGGAAAAGGCCGTCGGAACCGGCGAGGCCGCCAATCCTGGCGATGCGTTGTATTGGTCGGGAACATACGGCGATCCGGTCACCGTGAATTGGCAAACCGGATATTATTGGATTGCAATCGCGGTTGAACCGGCCGCCGAGGATGTCGCCGAGGTCATTGCCGACCTGAAAGGTGACAAGGCCACGGTCGGCGCGTTCGGCGCATAATCCGGATCGAAAAGAAAGGAAAAAAACCAATGAAATCAACAATATTCAAAAATTGGGATTGGTCGAAATTCGATCCGAAAAATACCGAACATCGCAAGATGTTATCGGCGCGCATGCAATATTTTTGTGCGTTGCCGGATCGGTATGTGCCGGAACGTTTTTCGAAGGTGCAGGAATTCATCGTCGACAAGGCCGGTTACACCGCCGAACATGCGGCGATGATCAATTCGAAAATTCAGGAATTCACAACCACCGGCGATTTTCCGGCATCCATTTTGCCGGTCATCGAAAAATTCCACGCCACGCCGCATTATGACACCGGTTATGAGGAAATATTCGACATCCGCGATTTTTCCGGATCACGTCGAAACGGTTTCGAAATGTCGGACGTGACAAGCGGATTGACGTTCGAAATTATACCGAACGGAAAAAAGGCCAAGGTTTATCAGTTTTCCGGAACCAAACAAACCGTGTATTTTCACAAATACGCCGGTGCGCTGAATTGGGATCGGCAGTTATTCGACGACATGGAATATTGGACAATCGAGGACAACGCCGTTGCGTTCCGGAACGCCGCATATTCGCATCGCGCATCGGTTTATTACGCGCTATTGGAGGCGGCCGCCGCGACCAAGGCGTGCATTTCGTTGACCGATCCAGGTTGCGACGACAACCTTTGTTCCAAAACCGCCGTGGCGTGGGCGACGGCATTAAACACCGCCGCGCAAACGATCCTTTTGGCCGTGCGAAACAAAGGTTACGGTGTGACGCCGCAAAACGCGTCGTTCGTCATTTTAACTCCGATTCAGTTGACCGGATTGATGCGTCAAGCGCTCGACGTCAATTTACAGGCGTTTTCCGGTTCGGAACGTCACATCAATTATAATTTCCGGATCGTGTCAACGATGATGTTGGCGAACACATCGCAGGTCATCGTCGCATTGCCGAAAATCAAAATGAAAGGCGGTTACCGCATGGATTTGACCATTTTTTCGGATTTCGACATTTTATCATACGTCGACACCGAGGCCGGATGGATGCGGTTTGGCGGCGCGATCGGCGACACCGATCAAATCGAGTGCATCGACTCCACGTTGCCGTCGGGATTTTAACCGGCTAACAAACGCATGATCACATTCGGGGGGGCGGCCACGGCGCCGCCCTCCCATTTTTTTTGACATGGCAAAAACATTGTCCGACCGATACGTTCAAACCGGCGATGCGGCCGTTCGCGAACGCATCCGCAAAAAAATGGAAAACGAACGATTCCGGAAAGATTGGAATCGGCCGTTGAACGGCAACAAAAAACCATTGATCGAAATTTTAAAGGATGGCGCATGGAAAAACGAACCGTGTTTTTTGATCGGCGGAGGGCCGTCATTGCGCGGATTCGATTTCGAACGTTTGCGCGGCGCCGGTCGCGTGATCGCGATAAACAAGGCGTTCATGGACGCGCCGTTTGCCGACATGTTGTTTTCAATGGATCACCGTTTTTATAATTGGTTGCGGATCGGAATCAACAAAAACATGGTCGGCGCCAAACAAAAATTTGCCGAATTCCAGGGAATCAAATGTTGGTTGGACATTAACAATTCATTTTATGACGGAATTTATTTCGTTGTCGGCAAACGCGGCGGCGACATGGCGGTTTCGTTGGAGGATGGAATTCCGCCAGGGAACAATTCAGGTTATGCGGCAATCCAAATCGCGATGGTTTTGGGGTGCGATCCGATTTATTTATTAGGTTACGACATGAATCACGACAACGGCGTTTCACATTATCACGGCGGTTATCCGATCGCACAACGCGAAATCACCGTTGTTCGTTTTCGACATAAATTTGAACGTGTGGCCGACCGGATTTTGGCGCGCACGCATGTTTACAATTTGAATCCGAATTCGGGATTGCGTTGTTTTCCGTTCAAAACAATCGACGAGGTTTTGAAATGAAAATCGGCAAAAATACGATCCTGATATTTCATCGCGAAATATTCCGGCGCCGGAAATTTTGGCGTTTCGATCGTGGCATATGGCCGCACAATAAACGGTGGTCGCCGCCGATTTTTAAATATAGGAATTTTGGGCCGTTTGAAATTCGAATTCATTTGGAGGGCGAAAAATGAATTATGTAATCACATCGTATTTCACGCCGTCATATGCGCACGTGGCCGACAAGTATTTGAAACCATCGTTGCGCGAATTGTCGGTTCCAAATCACATTTCATTGTTATCCGATCGCGGCAATTGGCAATCGAACACATTGTTCAAGGCCAATTTTATTTCGCGCATGATGATCAAATATCCGGAAAAGGGAATTGTGTTCGTGGACGCCGATGCGGTGATCCGCGCGGAACCGGTTTTGTTTGATCAATTGTTCATCGACGGCATTGATTTTGCGGCACACCGGCGCACGTGGCGCCGTGGCCGGATCAAGGATGAAATGTTGTCGGGAACGTTGTATTTTGGGCCGACCGAGGCCGCGCGCATTTTGGTCAATGCATGGATCGACGAAAACAAGGCGCATCCAACCAAATTGGAACAACGGAATTTGGAGGCCGCGTTTGATGCGGTTTCGGAATATCCCTTGGTTTGGAAATGGTTGCCGGTTGAATATTGCACCGTGTTTGATGGCGACGACCGGCCGAAAAATCCGGTGATCGAACATTTCCAGGCGTCACGGAAAATGCGGCGGAAACGGTGAACAACAAAAAAATGAAACCGTCGGAAATCCGCGCGTTGATTGGCCGTGCGATCGAATCGTTCAATGCCAATCCGCGCCAAATGACCGGCGACGTTTTCACGCGCCGCGAATTGCGGATTTTGGAATCACGCGGCATTGTCCGATCGTACACGATGCGGCAACCGTCATCCGGCCAAGTCAAACGCATGTGGACATTGATTTAATGAAAATTGGAATCCGCCGCATATTATGGCCGAAATTAAAGGAACGGCCGAAAACGGAATATTTGTTGCATGGTTTCCTGAAAACCGGATTGTTCGTCAAAAAATGTGGTGGTTTTCATCGCAAATGGCGTTTGCCAGGAAACCATTTGGGGCCGTTTATTTATCCGATCCAAATCGATTTCAATGTGGCCGGTAAAATCAAACCGGTCATTGTGTGGTTTGACACATTTCCGAATCCGGATAAATTTTTTTTGAATTTCAAAAAACCGGATGATTTTTATTTCAAAACGCATGTTCGAAAAAAACAATTATCGGAAAACAAGCGCATTTTCGTCATGCCGAATTCAGGTTCACGCATGCATTTTTTGGACAAAATTGCGGACATGCGCGCGATTGCCGGAGGGATGGCAACAACGAACGTTCCAATTGTCGATTTTTTCGGAGTGTTTCGGAACGATCACGAATCGCGTTTGGCGGTGGTCAAACACGTGGTCGATTCCGGCAAATATTCCGCGATTATGGGCGTTCACAATTTGCACGGCGAACGCGTGACCGATGATCGATATTTCAATCCACGATTGGAATATGACGCGCATTGTCGCGTCGCGGCGCGTGCGCGGTTCGCCGTCGCCCTCCCTGGCGGCCGCGCCGCGCCGTATTGTTCATTTCGACATGTCGAATTTTGGGCGTTCGGCGCAACGTGCATGTCGTTCGATCCGGATTGCGCATTACCAGGGAATCCCGATCCGCACGAAATCATGGTGATTTTCAAACCGGATTTGTCGGATTTCGATTCGGTCGCGGAATACTATTTAAAACGCGCCGATGAGCGCGCCAGGATCGCGCACAACGGCCAAACGTATTTCGACGAATACTTGGCGCCGGTCAAACATGCCGAATGGATTATAAACCACGTGATCGAAAGGGAATTCAAATGAATGATTTGGTGAAAGTTATTTTGCCGTCATGTTCAACCGAACGTTTGCCAATGTTAATTCGCACGTGCGGAACGGTCATGGCGCAAACACATCAACGCACGAAACCGTTGGTTGTGGCCGACGGCAATGTTGAAATTTTCAATGCAATTCGAAATTTGGATTTGTGTGCGTTATTTAACGAAACACGACGTGATTGGATTTATTCGATAAACCGCGTGGTCGCAACGGTGCCGTCGGATTTTTATGTTTACGCCTCCGATGATTTGATTTTTGATCCGGATTGCATCAAAAACGCAATGGCCGTCATGCGGAACAAATTTCCGGATGGCGATGGCGTGGTTTCGATCCGGCAAATCCTTGAACGTGAAAAAGGTTGTTCGACGGCATTTGGAATGTTCGGAACAAAATTCGCCGATCGGTTCCCGAACCGCGCCGTTTTTTGTCCTGATTATGTGCATTATTATTCCGACGCGGAATTGGGGCGCGTGGCGGCCGCGTTGAACCGGTTGGCGCATTGCGAAAACGCCACGGTCAAACATTCACGGCCGCGCGATGAAACATGGAGATTGGCGCACACGGTATTGAATCGCGACAAAACGGTGCGCCAGGATCGCCGCAAACGCGGTTTCGAATGGGGATTGGATTTCGAATTGATGTCAAAATCGCCAAAAACACATGTTGACCACGCAAAACCATGAAAACGGCGCCGTGTAACGCCATATAAAGGCCGAACGCAAGGCGGCCAATGGTACGACATGCATAAAACGATCGCGTTTCCACACCGCGCCGCAACGAAATATTATCAATCGCATTGGATGGCGTTTTCGATTGCGGCCAAACATGCCGATTGGAACGTTCAATTGTATGACATGCCGCGCCGTGACAAGCGCGGTTTCATTGTGAAATCGAACGGCGTTCGTATATTGATCGATCACGGCGATTTGAAAACATTGGCGGTCGATGTCGACGATTTCAAATTGTGTTTTAAATACCATTGGAACGAACAACATTGTTCCGACCGGCCGAATGTGCATCCGTGGTCACCGATCACGTTTTATAATTGGTTCGAATTCGACGAATTGCGTCGGAAATTTGAAACCGATTTCATGTCGCATCCGCATCCGCGTGTTCGGATCGCGGCAAACCAAATCCCATATGCCGGTGCGCGATCGCGGCGGTTGCGTGTTCACGACATGTTGCGGCGCGAATTCGGAAAACGCGTCGACACGAAAATCAAGGAACAAAAAACATTTTGGCGGCATGCATACGGCGCCATGTGTGCCGTGTGCGTTCCTGGCCAACGAAACGACATATTGGATCGCGGCCAATTACAATTGATGGCGTTTGGCGTTCCGACGGTTTCGCCGAAATTGTCGACCGTATTGCCGGATGGTGTATCGCCGGTTCCTGGCCGCCATTATTTTCAATGCCGGTCGGATTATTCCGATTTGATCGACGTGGTAAAATACATCGATGCGAATCCGGAACACGCGCGGAGGATCGGCAATGCGGCGCGATCCATGTTCAACCGGAATTGTTTGCCGGAAATTTTAATGTTTCATTTTTTTTCGAAATTATATGCGGTGGTGAAAAATGCCATTTCCTGATTTTATGATTATCGGCGCGTCGCGATCCGGCACGTCGTCGTTGTTTTTGAATTTATGCCAACATCCGCAAATATTGAAACCATCATACAAGGAACCGCATTATTTCGACAACCACATTGCGAAAGGCGATGCGTGGTATTTCGGCATGTTCCCAACGACAAATCGGATTCAATTGACATTTGAGGCCACGCCGAATTATTTATACCATGCAAACGCGCCGGAACGGATTTCGGATTTTGAAAAACGGCACGCATTGGAATTGCGGTTCATTGTTATGTTGCGAAATCCGATCAATCGCACGTGGTCGCATTTTTGCCATTGCAAAAACCGCGTCAACGCGCACAAATTAGAGGTTGCAATTTCGAAATCGAGGCGGCAACCGTTTGTCGCAAAATCGGTTTACATCGACCAAATCGAACGATGGCAAAAACATTTCGACCGGTCAAAATTTTTGTTTATCCGATCGGAGGATTTTTATCGGGATTCGCGCGGCGTTTGCAGGGCCATTTTCCGTTGGTTGGGCGTCGATGAAATTGTGTTGTCGAAAATTAAATATTACGATCCGTGGAAACCAAACAATTTCAAAAAAACCAAATACAAACAATGTCCGCCGGAATTGCGCCGCCGGTTGGCCGATTTTTTCGAACCGCACAATCGGCGATTATATGATTTCATGGGATTCGATTTTAATTGGGAATAAATTGGCCACACAACATATTGTGGCGCGCAGGATCCAATTTTTCAATGCGACCGCAACATGTGGTATGGTTGAATTGGAGGGCGAAAAATGAAAATCATTGTGACCGGCATGCACCGATCCGGAACGTCGATGGTCGCCGGATTGTTGGGATTGTGCGGCGGATATTTGGGAAACAATTTGATTTCCGGATTGCGCGACAATCCGAAAGGCCATTTTGAGGATCGCGAATTTGTGGCGATCAACGATTACATTTTGCGGAAAAACGGCGGTTCCTGGCGGAATCCTCCGGCCACGATCACGGCCGTTCCGGTTCCGCGCATGCGGCGGTTTTTGGAAAAATGGCCGACCGACAAACCGGTTGTGTTGAAATGTCCGCGCGCATGTTTAACGTTGGGCGTTTGGCGGCAATTGATCCATGATCGCAATTTACAGGTTGTTTTTGTGGCGCGATCGGCAAATGAAATTTCCGAATCGTTGGCGGTTCGAAACAAAATTTCACATGTCGAGGCAATGGACATTTATCACAAATACCGAAACGCGTTCATCAAAAACGTGACCGGCCGAAAATATGTGACGACGTTTTATGCCGGATATTTCGGCCAGGGGCCGATTCCCTGGCGCACCGAATTGGGGAAATTGTGCATTGCGGTCGGATTGAAAATGCCGATCGACATCGGCGAAATTCAGGATTTCGTTGATCCAAAATTGAGGCATCATGTTGACCGATAAAAGATGGCCATTTGAATCGTCGGCGCGGTTGCGCCAAATTCAACGGTGTATTCCGGATTTGTTCGGTTTCAAATCCGTGTTGTATATCGGCGCCAACATGACGCGCATGCAATTCGTTCCGGTGTTCGTTGGTGCGGACATGATGATCGATGTCGTCGAAATCCACACGCCGAATGTGCGTGAATTGGAATCATTCAATGAACGAACGCGAATCGCCGGTCGCAAATGGTTTCGAAATATCATAAATGCCGACGTGCGCGACATTTGGAAATTGGATGAATTGTTGTCATACGACGTCGTGTTTTGGTGGCATGGGCCGGAACACGTGCCGTTGGAGGATTTCGAAAAAACAATGCGGTTGTTGGAACGTTTCGCGATCAAAATAATCGTGGCCGGTTGTCCCTGGGGAATTTACCACCAACCGGCGGTTCGCGACAATCCGCACGAAATCCATGTGTCGCATTTGACGCCGCGCCAATTCATAAACATCGGTTATACGACAAATACAATTGGACGCAAAAATGTTCGTGGATCGAACATCCTGGCGTGGAAACGAATTTAATTTTGGAGGTTTTGAAAAATGGCAAGTTATAACAAATTCAACATTTTCGTTTTGGATTTGGGATTGGCCGTGCATGATTTGTCGACCGGCGGCGATGATTTGTACCTGTATTTGACGAACAACACACCGGATGCGGAAAACGATGCGGTCAAGGCGGATTTGACCGGAATCACCGAACAAAACGGTTATGCGGCCGCCGATGCATTAAACGATTACACGCGCGTGACCACGACCGCAACGTTGACATGCACGACGAAACAATGGACGGCCGCCGCGGGATCGTTCGGGCCGTTTCAATATGTTGTGTTGTATAACGAAAACACGGCCGTCAAAACCGATCCGTTGATCGCGTGGTGGAATTATGGTTCATCGATCACGGTTTTGGACACGGAAACATTCACCGTGACGTTTGGCGCGTCGGTGTTCACATTAACCTAATTTTGATTCATTGGGAGGGCGAGAAAAAAATGCATCAAAAAACATACGCCGTCGGGAACGTCAAACCATGTTGCAAAAATCCGAAAAATCGATTCGTGGTACACCGCGACGAAACCAACCAAACCGTCGTGGAAAAATGCGGCATTTGCAACGCGCATCATTATCGCATGAACGCCGATCCGATATTGTTCGGCGTGGATGGAAAACCGATCGGATAATAATTCAGCGCGTCGGATCGTGCCGCAAATGCGGATTTTGTTGTCCGCCAACGTGCGAACATTTCGTTGACGGTTTGTGTTCGATCCACGAAACAAAACCGGATTCATGCGCACGCGCGCCGGAATTCCCCATGCGGAAATGGAATCCGGATTGCGGATTTCGTTTTTTCACAACAACGGCCGACGGTGTAAAATTGGAAATTTTTGCGATGCAATGCGGACAACCAACGGATAAATAATGGCAACGCGTTTTTATTTACCATCGACCGGCACGCCGTCGATTTCACCGTCATTCGACGCGTTATGGGATCAAACGACGGCCGCCGATCGCCGCGAAATGGTGACGACGAAAATTTCGTCGGCGTTCACCACCAAATCGGATTCGGAAACAAGCGGATCGGTCATCGAGGTTTTGTTGCGGCAATATATTTCCGCCGCACGGTATGACGCATATTCGTTTTCCGGCACCGACACGTGGAAATTGCAAATCCGTTGTTTGGAGTCATCCGTGCAAGCGGATTTTTATTTATACATCATCGCCAAGGTCATCCAAAACGACGGCACGGTTCGCGGAACGTTGATTTCGGCCGTTGTTGACACAACGGAAATCACGCATGTTGAATTGACGAATCGCGGCATGGCCGGATCATGCCAATCGGTTTCATTGCAGGATGGCGACCGGATTTTGTTGGAAATCGGTTTTCAGGCGCAAAACACGAAATCGAATTCATACACCGCAACAATGGATTTCGGCGACAATTCCGGAACCGATTTGCCGGAGGATGATTCCACCGTCACGCAATACAACGCGTGGTTCGAATTGTCGCCAACGTTGTCCGAATATTCCGGCGCATACAACATCGACGCCGATCCGGATTCATACGCGATCGCCGCGCCGGTTGACACAACATTGCAATGGGGCCGCAAGGTCGCGGCCGGTTCCGATTCATACGCGATCACCGGCACGGCGGCAACATTAAAGCGCGGATATAAAATCACGGCCGAACCGACGTCATATTCAATATCCGGAACCGCCGTTGATTTGACGCGCGATGCGAAATTGACGGCCGATCCGGATTCGTATTCAATCGTTGGTTCCGACGCCGGATTGAAATTCGGCCGGAAAATCGCGGCCGATCCGGATTCGTATTTGGTTTCCGGTCAAACCGTTGATTTGACGCGCGGCCGACAATTGCCGTTGGAGTCGGATTCCTATTCCATCACCGGCGCGGATGTCACGTTGTCATATTCTGGCGACGCCAAGGAAATCGAGGCCGATCCGACATCATATTCGATCACCGGTTCCGACGTCGGTTTGAAACATGACAAAAAAATCACCGCCGGTTCGGATTCATATTCGATTTCGGGACAAAATGCCGATTTAACGCGAACGGCCGAAATGACGGCCGATCCAGGCGCATATTCAATCACCGGAACCGATGTCGATTTGACGCATGACAAAAAAATCACGGCCGAAACCGTCGCATATAATTTGACCGGCACGGCCGCCGCATTAAAACACGATAAAAAAATCGTGGCCGGTGCCGATTCGTATTTGATCACCGGTTCCGATGTGACGTTGGATTATTCCGGCGGCGCCAAACAAATCGACGCCGATCCAGGCACATATTTGATCACCGGATCGGATGCAACGTTGACGCGCGGCCGCCAATTCACGGCCGAGCCGGATTCATATGCAATTTCCGGCGCCGCCGCAACATTGACGCGTGGCCGACAATTTACCGCCGAATCCGGTTCGTATGCAATTTCCGGCACGGCGGCCGGTTTGACGCACGACAAAAAAATCGTTGCGGAATCCGATTCGTATTCGATTACAGGATTCGACGCCACGTTGGATTATTCCGGCGCCGGTTCCAAATCGATCAACGCCGAGGGCGGAACGTATGCGATCACCGGATCGGACGTTTCGTTAAAACATGACAAAAAGATTGTCGCCGGCGCCGGCGTTTATTTGTTGACCGGCACGCCGTCGGATTTATCAAAGGGATTCACGATTGCGGCCGAATCCGGATCATATGCCGTGACCGGCCAGGACACAACGTTAAAACGAACATATGCGATCGCGGCCGATCCTGGCGCGTATGTGATCGTTGGGTTTGCGGCAACGTTGTCATATACCGGCGCGGAGGTTTATTCGGTTCCGGCGGTCGGTTGGTTGCAAAAACAACAAACCGTCGTTGGCCATTTGCAAATAAACGCGACGATCGTTGGCCGGTTGCAACCGCCAAAATCCATCAAGGGGAAAATATACCGATGAGCGAATTTATATTCAAAAAAGGGAACACCGGAATCATTGACATGTCGATCGTGGATCGAAACGGCGATCCGGTTTTGGATTTGGCGGCGACAACCGAAATCACATTTCAGGTCAAGGCCACGGAAACCGGCGCCGCATTATTTTCATGCACGAAAACCGCCGCCGAAATTGTGGTTGACACGCCGAACGCCGGTGACGTTCGAATCACGATTTCGCCAACAAAAATGACGCAAATTCCGAAACGGTATTATTGCGCATTGAAATTGGTTTGGTCGGCCACGGTCACATATGAGGTTCACATATATGTCGATGACGTGGAAACCGAATCGTTCCGGATCGAACAAAACATTGTTTCATAAAACGAGGTGATAAAATGGCGATTGGATGGTTGGTTGATTTGCCGGAGGCGGATTCATATTTCAACGACGAAAGGTTGGAACGTTCCGCATGGGATAACATATCAAATGACGTGGACAAAACCGCGTGTTTGATGAACGCGTACAACCGGATTTTCTATCACGACGACACGAACGTTCCGGCATCCGGATCGGAAACCGCCGCGCAACGCGTTTATTTGATCAAGGCGCAATGTGAAATGGCCGCATATTTGGTCGACCATTTGGCCGACGAGGATCGGCGAAAAGGTTTACAGGCGCAAGCGGTAACCGACGCCGGAATCGTCAAGGAAAAATATGACAAGGATAAATTGTACGATTTGCCGTTGCCGCCGTTTGTGATCGCGATTTTGAAAAAGGCCGGTTTTATTAAACAACAACGGTTTTTTGCGACCAACGTTGAACGCGATGAGGATTACGGCGTCAACCAATCGATTGATGCATACGACGATTTGGGCGAATAATGGCCGATGTCGGAAACGTTGCGAACCGCCGTGGCATGCGCCAATGGCGGAACGTGTACGATTCCGCATTGCGTGATTTGACGACAATTTTATTTTCGTTGCCGGTTGGCAAGTATTCCGAAATCGGCGCGATCCGAATCCAGGCGCGCGCCAATAAATTGATCGACAAATTGAACCGAACCGTTGTTCGTTTGGCGGATTCCACGGTCACCGATTCGTTTGATTATTCCGTCGCCGTGACGAAAACACAATTGGAAATGATCGGCGCCAAACCGTCGGAAATGTTCAATGTTGACGCCGCCAACGCCGAGGCCACGCGCCGAAACGCCGACGAATTAACGATGACCATGTTGCGCGCAAACGCATCCATGCGCCGCACCGTCGACCAATATTCAAACCTATTGAAATTGGCGAAAATGGACACATTGCAAATCCACGAATTCCAGGCCGGTTGGGTTCCTGGCGCAATCGAATGGTTGGAGGATGTCGTTGATTATGCCATCAAAAACCAATTGGCGCGTGCATCGGTTACGGCGCAAATTCAAAATTATTTGCGCACAATCGTTTTGACCGGAAAATTTATCCAAATCAACGGCCGGAATTATCGCATAAATAAATATGCGGAAATGGTTTCGCGAACGGTTTTCCGCGCGGCACAAACCGACGCGACCGTGAATATGTGCGAAAAATACGACAATGATTTGGTGCGCGTTTCGAAACATCATCCGGAATGTGAATCGCATGTTTGCCAAAAATACGAGGGAAAGGTTTTTTCGTTATTTGGAAAAACCAAGGGTTTTCAATTGTTAGAAAAACGGCCGCCGTTCCATCCAAATTGCATGCATAACATTCGACCGACATCGATCGAGGCGATCCGCGCACGCGAAATATTTGGACAACGGCCAGGGGTGGTCACATGACAACATCACAAATACGGTCATATTTGAATCAAAAAATCACATTGAAACGCGGCAAGGCGCCGGATGAATACGGCGAACCGAACGAACCATTGTCGTTCGATTTGAGGGCGCGCGTTGATTGGGAAAACAAGGTGATCGTCGACAATTACGGAAAAGAGGTCGCATCGATCGCGCTCATATTGGTGGTTTTCGATTCCACGATCACATATGACGACGTTTTCACGATCGACGGCCGCGATCATGCAATCGTGCAAATCAACCGCGTTCAAGATTTTTCAGCAAACCATTGGGAAATCCGGATTCGATAATGGCAAAATCAGGGATCGTTGTTGACACAAAGGAATTTGATGCGGATTTCAAGCGCATTGTGAACCATGCGATCCCTGAATTGCGCGAAAAGGGAATGTGGAACGCCGCGTGGGAATTGTTGGCCGATTCCGACGACGTTGTGCCGCAAACACCGTTCGGCGATCGATCGACCGGCGTTGGCGCACGTGGAGGCGCGAAAAAAGGCGGTGGTGATTTGCGCGGATCGGCCAAGGTTGAAATTGAAGAGGCGGCCCTCATGCTAAGGGACTTGCAGAATGAAATCCAAATTAATCCCGCTAGGCTGGAGCAGGTTGAAGAAAGATTACAACTCCTAAAACGGTTAAAGAAGAAATACGGACAAAGCCTCGATGAGGTCATATCCTTTAAGGACGGACTGTCCATTGAGATCCAGGGGCTGGATCAAAAGGAAAAGAAGTTAAAGGACTTAGAGGCAGAGCTCCATGCTCTAAGGATGGAGGTCCTGGAAAAAGCACATAAACTTTCCCATAAACGACACCAGGTGGCTGACAAACTTACCGGGGCATTGGAAGCGGAGTTGGTCCTGCTGGACATGAGAGGAACGCGTCTTAGCCTTCTCTTTCAGAACGAAAGCGGACCCAGGGAGGAGAACTTGA